CAGACCTTTTACCACCCAAAGGAATGTCCCTTCAGTGTTCATTTTTTCATTGATCAGTGAGTAAAAGGAAGCAACCTTACCGTAGGCTACGGTTATCTCTGAGATCATGTCGCGAATAAAGGTTGCGGACCTAGCAAAGGCGTTGCCAATGCTGTCGGCCATCTCTCTACCTTCCTGAGATCCAAACAAACGCCCAAGTTCGTTTACAACGTCCTTAGCTGCCTCAAAGAAGTTCTGCATACCAGGCGTACTAGAAACCAACTCCTTTAGATTGGTCTTCATCACGGCGACGCCACCCGAGAAGGTGCCCATCATGGCTTTAGCTCGACCACCGAATGCGAGCTGAAAGCCATTGAACATTGCTTCCAAAGCAGGTTCGGCCGCTACAGTACCTTTTGAGATTTCGTCTACCAGCTTACCGTAAGAGACGCCCATGGATGTAGCCATGATTGTGATGGCTTGAGGCACAGCTTCACCAAGCTGCTGTCTCAGTTCTTCCATTGAGATGACGCCCTTACCGCCCATCTGCTGAATAGCGATGGAGGCTCGTTTGAGCGTCTCGTCTGTACCACCGAAGGCGGCAACAGCGTCGACCAGAGAGTTCATGGAGCCATCAAGCGGGTCAAGCCCAACTGATCTGAATTTCACGAAGCTGTCGGTCATTGCGCTGATCGAGAAGGGAGCTTCGCGAGCCATATCAAAAAGCGTGGCGACGTTCTGCTTGGCTTCGAGAGATTTACCAGCCTCAGTTGCGGCTGTAGACATGCCTTTCAGCAAGAAGGTCATTCGCTCGATTTCGGCGTTTGACTTGATGATCGCGACAGGAAGTTGACCGAAGGCAAAGTAAAGCTGATGAACAACGTTACGCGCCTGACCAATGATGATCGACCAGTCTCTCAGAACATGAACGCCGCGAGTGAATGCGCCGTGTGATCTTGTCATCCGAGCATCTAGGCTGCGAACGCTGCCTTCGAAGGCGCGAGCTGCTGCGCCCGCACCCTTCATTCTTGGAGTGTACTTACCGTCTTCGAGGACAAGTTCGACTACAATTTTCTCGTCAGACATTTCAGACCTACCGCTGCTTGGATTTCATTCGTCCGTTGAGGTCTTTCAGCTTTTGTATGCCTTCTCTGGCAACGGAGCTTTGAGACCTTTTGATAACCTCACCCATCTCACGCTGAAGACCCTCTTGAGTGGCTTTGAAGCCTTTGTCTGAGGAAGACCCAGCGGCGATTGAGAGCTTACGAATGTCTTCTTCGGCGCTTAAGCGGTTGATGTTGTTTGACATGAGCCAAAATGTTCTGAGCGGTATATCAAGAACGGCCTGATACCCGCCCAAATTGTAGAAACGAATCATGCGGCAAAAAAGATAGCCGAAGTCTAAGCTTTCGACGCCTTCTTCACCGCTGGGACGTTTCCCGACTCATCCTCGGCTGCGGCATTCTCTTCAGTGAACTCTTGCTCGATAAAGAGTTTGATCGCGTTCAGCTGATCCTTGTTCAGAGAATCCAGAACGTCTTGAGGAATGCCAGGGAATGCGTTTTTAACGGAGCGCTGAAGACTTTCAACCATGGCTTGCATAATCTCAAGCTCGTCAATGTCTTCGTCTTTGATGCCTTGAAACTTCTTTTGAAGCGCCTTGGCTCTTTGCATCTCTTCAACAAACTCGCCAACAGAGGGCAGCTTGAACTCGTAGTTTTTGCCTTTGATCGTCAACACCTTAGTTACGCGTGGTGCAACCTCGTCCAGGTTTAGATATTCAACATTCTTGCTCATTAGGTTTCCTATAAGTCAGCGGGGATTGATCCATTATAGACCAGTCACCGCTGACTTACTACAGAAAAGACGATTAGGCAGCAGCCGGATCGCCAAACGTATACAGAAGACCGGTTACAGGGTCAGGGTAGCCCATCCACTGAACGTTAAAGATCCGCTCGCTGTCCAGCTGGTAAGCAAACGTCATGTTGCCTGCTGTGGCAGCTTTTGGGATGTTGATGTTTTCGGAGTCATCGACAGCGCCTTGTGGCTTAACAACCAGCTCCGCTGCGATATCGATCAGGTTGATCCCGACACCGGTGGTCACTTCAGCTTTCACAGCGCCTGTGCCAATTTTGGTAGACCCAGGCATTGTTGCGACCAGCGCATCAACAGTGGTCTCAGCAAGAGGTGTGGTTACGGAAATTGAACGACCAATCAGGTAGTCGTTGATGGGCGTATTGCCGAATTGATCGACAGTTACGGTGTACTTTTCAGTCGTCACCTCCACCTCAACGCCACCCTTGGTGTATCCAAGGTCTGTGCCGTCGAAAGTGATGTTGGCAACGCCTACTTTGACGTTTGCAGTGTCACTAGCCATGATAATTCCTTCTCAGTCAGACTGTTCGTATGCGCAATGTGTCTATTATACCACAGTCAAGAGTGACTTACCACAGGAAGTCATTTTTCGCGTGATACCTGAAATCGAAGTTTATGCTGAATTCAATCATGTCGCCTTTTGACCTTCCACCAATAGGAATTGGCGTGTTTCTGGGGCGCGAGTAGACGATGAGGTAGTCCGTCGTGTCTTCGTTGATTATGTTCAAAAGCTCGAACATCTCGTAAGCTCTCGCCTCTGAGGCCAGATGATCGGAATCACGCACGATGATTTGATAGCGGCCTTTGTAGGCACCCTTTACTTCATGATCTACATAGTTGCCTGTGGTTTCCGTAACGACAAGAACGCCCGCTTTGACATCGGCCGGCATAGAGTGAATGAAGAGATCAACAGCCTTGGTAAGCTGAGTGTTGTCCGCGATGTAGTTTACAATCGGCTCAAGTCTCATTTGTTGCCCTTCCTTACAGCTGCGCGAGCTTTTTGATAGAAGCCCCAATCTCGAATAAGCCAAGAGACTGCACGTTCCATGTACTTTCGACCGACACGATGCGGGCTTGTGTTGTCTTTCGCCTGAGAGGCTGGGCCCAGTTCATATATCTGTTCGTGCATGAAGATGGCATAGGGCACACCTTCGGTGCCCACCGTGAAGTCCTTGCGGTTTCCAGACTCGATGGTCTCTGTCACCTGAATAGAACCTTCCAGATCGCCACTAAGTACAGGAGCCATCTGTCTGGCTGTTTCGGCCAGCTCATAAGCGCCGTCTCTGGTGACGTTTCGCAAAGCTCTTGTCGATTTTTCAGCGGTCTTCTCAAGCCTGAGATCCAGACCAGCTCCGCGTTTTATTTTGGCGCCCATATGTCCCCCTCGATGTCGATGTGATGAATGACCCCTTCGACATCTGGTCTTCTGAAAATCTTGCGAACTTCCATTGTGATGGGCTGACCGCCCTTTAGAGTAATCTCAACAAGATCACCGGTACTGATTTGCTCGGTTGGCTTGAGAAGAATTCGAACTTGCGAGACCTCTTCATCCGCCCTGCCCCGCGATGCTGAGCTGTCAGCTCTTACGGTTGTTTTCTCATGCTCTCGGTAAAGGTGAATGATCGCACATTTTGTTCTGCGCCTCGTAGCTGAGTGCAGTGGTCGGCCATAAAGATCGAACTTCTTGGTGCTGGTAGAAATGATGCAAGGCGTTTTTGGCTTTAAGGTCGTTGTCATGCTGCTGCTTCCATAAATTCCAAGGCCACAGGAAGGGCTCTTGAGTTGGGGTGAAAGGCACGATCAGCGTTTTCGATGCCGTAGTCGGGCTCTGTTAGGCTCAGAACAACTCCATAAAACTCATGCTGCGTGTCTGGGTGCCAAAGCATTGCTTGCGAGACACCATTGGATGACAGCACATGAAGATAGACCTTGACCCAGTGATCACGCAGAGTTTCACGCCAGGTTCTTCTGATGTGAAGGTCGCTTGAGATTTTCCTACCGCGTCTGTCCGTAAAGAAAAGTTTGTTCTTGGTTCGGATCTCTTCCATTAAAACTACTTTAGAAGCCTCGGCTCGGCTCATGCCAGAGGCGTCCATGTTCATCAGAACTCGCAGCGACGCGTTTCTATACGTCCTGATGACTTGGTTTACGTCTCTGTTTACTTGTGACGTGATCTCGCTGCTTAGATAAGATGTGGAAGCTTCGTGAGAAGCTTTGAGCGCGTCTCTGAGCGTCTTGCTGTCATTCTGAGTGTCTGGTATGCCCAAATGATAGAACGCTGTCTCACGCGCATTTTTTGACATCATTTCCATCAAGATACCGACTTGCTCGTGTTCGGTTTCCAGCCCGCGTTGTGCGATTCCAACCAATTCATTCTTGACGGTTCGAACGCGCTTTGGGCTGAAGGCAAAGGGGTCGCTCATTTCCTCTTTGCTTTTTGAGACCAGCGCGTTGGTCAGATATGTGTGCCGCTCCGCAGCGTCGTTGGAGATGCGATCAAATTCATTAAGAATAAATCTCATGCACGACCCAATCTTACCTGTCGTCTAATGTAAGGGCTAATCTCGCGTCTGGATTTGGGCGAGATTGTTGAGAAGGCGGCTTTCTTGGATGAAAACATCTCTGAGCTTTCGCCAACGGTCTTTGAGATCAGGCCGTCTTGGCGTCTGTCCCAGGTCGGGTCGCCATCCAGAATAACAGCAGCCTCAATAAGCTGGGCCCGCTTCAACGAGTCCTTGAAAGTCTTAGGAAGCGAAGCCCACTCATCCACGCTCAGTGTATTCAGCGAGAAGTTTCCTTCTCTGATCGCGACTGTGGCGCTGTCGGGGATTTCTTCAAAGTCGCGCCAAGGCAGAAAAGGGATACGAGACAGTCTTGTCCAGGCTTCTCGAAGAGCAGCGGTCTTTTTACCGTCTTCAGAGTCCGTCCAAGCCTCAAGCACAGACTGAGCCATCTTGTCGGAGAGCAGCATAGACTGAGGCAATGTCATGCCTGAATCAGCCGGCACCTGAAGAAAGGCAAACCTGATCAGAAGATAGGTTTTGGTAAGCGTGTATGTTGCGCCTGTTGTTGCCGTCACGTAGAGGACAACAGTTCTCGCGCCTTCAGTTTCACCCGCCAGTGAGTTGTCAACGGCAGGCACAGTAACCGAAAGCTTCTCTTCGCCACCGGTTACAGTTACTGCGCCGTTGATTGTGATCTGCGTACCTTCCTCGTCAAACACGTCATAGGTCGCAGAGGCTGGATCGATGATGTCGAAGGTTTCTTCATCAACCAAGTCAAAGGTGGTGACAACATCGGTATTTGGGAGGAAGCTGGCCATGATTACTTGCCTCTTTGTGCTTT